AGAGATTTGGAGTAAAGTAATTGAATCTCAAGTTGAAACTGGGGTTCCTTACTTATGTGCTAAAGATAGTGCGAACAAGAAAACCAACCATCAAAACATTGGTGTGATTAAACAATCTAACTTGTGTAATGAAATCTATCAGTATACTGATGAGAACACAACAGCGATTTGTACTTTATCATCAATCGTTCTTAAAAACTTTATTGTTGAGGGAAAGTTTGACTACAAATTATTAATTCAAGAAGTTAGAAAAGCAGTACGAGCGTTGAACAATGTTATCGACAAGAATAATTATTCAACTGAAAAAGGTCTTAAAGGAGGTTTAGAACAAAGAGCAATTGGTATTGGAGTACAAGGTTTAGCGGATGTATTCTGTCTTTTGGATTATGTTTTCACTTCTGATGAGGCTAAGACTTTGAACAAAAATATTTTTGAAGCAATTTACTTCGCAGCAATTACTGAAAGTAATGATTTGTGTAAGAAAGGAATTAGACACCCTTACGAATTCTTCAAAGGTTCTCCAATGTCAAAAGGTATCTTCCAATTTGATATGTGGGAAATTAATGAATCTGAGTTATTCTTAGATTGGGAAACACTAAAGAAAGATGTTCAAGAGTTTGGTGTTTGTAACTCCTTATTTACCGCTCAGATGCCGGTAGCATCTTCGGCGAAAATTACAGGTTCATTTGAAATGACTGAACCAGCACATTCAGCACTCTTCAACCGAAGAGTTGTTGGTGGGGAAATTATGATTGTGAACAAGTACTTAATTAATGACTTTGAAAAAATTGGTATTTGGTCTGAAGATTTGAAGAATGAAATTATTTTGAATGAAGGTTCTATTCAAAACATTAATTTTAATCAATACCTTGACCCTGAAGACAAAAACTATAACAAAAAGGTTAAGAGAATTGAACATTTAATTCCTAAGTACAAAACAATTTGGGAGATTTCTCAGAGAGACTTGATTAATATGTCGGCTGATAGAGCACCATTCATCGATCAGTCTCAGTCTATGAACATATACATGTCGAACCCTACGTTGTCTAAAATTACATCATCTCACTTTCACTCGTGGGAAAAAGGTTTGAAAACATTGTGTTATTACGTAAGGACTAAGGCGATTTCAACTGGAGCTAAACACTTAGCATTGGACTTATCAAAGACACAGAAACCAAAACCAAATGTGGATGTTCCTAAAATAGATTATAGTAGTATGAATTTACCACCAAAACCTGAAGGAATTGAAATTGATTGTTTTGGATGTTCATCTTAATTAAATAATTAATCCCGATATATATCGGGATTTTTTATTTGTGGCTATTTATAAGGAAAAACAAGGGTCTTATATTTATCTTTATGGCGAATGGATTTACATATGGTATAAACTTTCCTTTCAGAGATTCAAGAAGAGGTGATTATTTAGAACTCACTCAGTTAGAATCGCAGCAAATTAAATCGGATTTGATTCACTTACTTTTAACAAGAAAAGGAAGTCGGTATTATTTACCTGAATTTGGAACCAGATTATACGAATTTTTATTTGAACCTTTTGATGGTTTAACTTTTGACGCAATACAATCAGATATAAGGGATGCGGTTCAAAATTTTATGCCGAACCTGTTATTGAATCAAATAACAATTACACCTGCGGACCCTATGGAAGAAGTTGATACCATGCTTGGTGAAAATACAGTAGGTACAAGTGAATCTCCAATTTATAGATTACCAGGAAAAGGTACCTCAGAATATACTGCAAAAATTAGAATAGATTACTCAAACAACAGATCGACTTTTGCTCAGAGTGATTTTGTTATTATTAATATTTAATATAGATGGCAAATCGTAAAATTTCATATACAACCAGAGATTATCAAGGAATAAGAACTGAGTTATTAAATTATGTGAGAACATATTATCCTGAACTAATTCAGGATTTTAATGATGCATCTGTATTCTCAGTATTTTTGGACTTGAATGCGGCGGTGGCGGATAACTTACATTATCATATTGATAGAAGTATTCAGGAAACCGTACTTCAATATGCCCAACAAAGATCTTCAATATACAACATTGCAAGAACTTATGGATTGAAACTCCCTGGACAAAGACCTTCAGTTTCTTTAGTTGATTTTTCAATCACTGTACCAGCATTTGGAGATAAAGAAGATGAAAGATACCTTGGAACTTTGGCTAGAGGGTCCCAAGTATCAGGAGCTGGTATTGTATTCGAGAACATATATGATGTTGATTTTACATCACCATATAATGCTCAAGGGTTTCCTAACAGATTAAAAATACCTAACTTCAATGCAAATAATGTTTTGGTAAATTATACTATTACCAAAAGAGAATTAGTTGTCAACGGTATAACTAAAGTTTTCAAAAGAGTCATTACTCCAAATGATGTAAAACCATTTTTTGAATTATTCTTACCTGAAAAAAATGTTTTGGGTATTACAAGTGTTTTACTTAAGAGTGGTACTGCTTACACTAATATACCTACAACTGCAGAATTTTTAGGAGTTTCTAACAAATGGTATGAGGTAGATGCTCTTGCTGAAGATAGAGTATTCATCGAGGACCCAACAAAAGTTTCTGACCAACCAGGGATTAAAGTAGGTAGATATATACAAACACAAAATAGATTTATTTCTGAATACACTCCCGAAGGTTTTAAAAAAATGACATTTGGTGGTGGTACTAATACTGCACAAGATGCTTTGAATCAATTCACAACATTAGGGGCCACAATAGATTTACAAAGATATTCAAACAATTTGTCTTTGGGGTCCGCTTTGACTCCAAATTCAACTCTATTTGTTCAGTACAGAGTGGGTGGTGGATTAGGTACTAACTTAGGGACAAATGTTATTACACAAATCGGAACGGTCTCATTCTTTGTTAATGGACCATCGGAACTTACAAATTCATCTGTGGTTAATTCTTTAAGATGTAACAACGTTACCGCGGCGATTGGTGGGGCAGGTTTACCTTCTTTGGAAGAAATTAGAAATTATGTTTCGTTTAATTTTTCAGCCCAAAAAAGAGCGGTTACCGTTCAAGATTATGAATCTATCATCAGGAACATGCCATCAGAGTTCGGAGCACCTGCAAAAGTTTCGGTTACAGAAAATAACAATAAAATTTTAATTCAATTGTTATCTTATGATACTTCAGGAAAATTAACAAACATTGTTTCTAATACTTTGAAGCAGAATGTCGCAACTTATCTGTCGAATTATAGGATGATGAATGATTATATATCCATTTTTACTGCTGAGGTTATTGACTTAAGTTTAGAAGTATCGATTGTATTGACTTCGGCACAAAACTCAGGACAAGTTATTGCTGATGTTGTAGATAGAATTTCTACATATTTCAATCCACAAGTAAGGGAGCTAGGGCAAAATGTTTATTTATCAGAGATTCAAAGTATTGTACAAAATCAAAATGGAGTACTTACAGTTGCAGGAATAAAAGTGTTTAATAATGTTGGAGGTCAATACTCTTCAGCTGAAACTTCTATGCAGTACTCGGACCCTGAAACAAGACAAATTGCACCGGTCGCGGATACAATTTTTGCACAACCTTCCCAAGTTTACCAAATTAGGTATCCAAGCAAGGATATTAAAGTTTCGGTAGTAAACTTCCAATCCACAACATTCTCTTAATAGGTTTATTATCCTAATCTTTGGGTTATAATTTATAATGTGTGTCTATTTGATTTTTAAAAATTACACATAAACTATTTATAAACTAAAGATATTACATGGGTGATTCATATAGAATTAGGACCGAACTTGGTATTAACAAATCAATTAATGTACAGTTAGACCAAGAGTTTGAGTTCTTAGAAATTTTATCTCTTAAAATACAACAAACTGATATCTACACAAGAAGTTGTGCTGATTATGGTGTTTTAGTTGGAAGAGTCACCGCGAACAATGGGTTTGGTTTACCGAATGCTAGAGTTTCTATATTCATACCTATAGAACAAGTAGATGAATCTAATCCAATAATAACAAGTATCTATCCATACAAATCACCAAGTGATAAAAATAATGACGGATATCGATATAATCTATTACCATATACTCCTTCTTATTCAAAACATGCCGCAACTGGAACATTACCAACAAAATCTGATGTTCTAACAGGAAGTACTGCCGTAGAAATTTACGACAAGTATTACAAGTTTACAACAAAAACTAATGATAGCGGAGACTATATGATTATGGGGGTTCCATTGGGAGCACAAACGATAGTCATGGATGTTGATCTTTCTGACATCGGGGAATTTTCTTTAACCCCTCAAGATTTAATTAGAATCGGTTTAGCTACAGAAGCACAAGTTGCTGGTAACAGATTTCGAACATCAAATGATTTGAATTCTTTACCTCAGATTATTAATTTAACTAAAAACGCTGAGATTTCTCCTTTATGGGGAGACCCTGAAATATGTGACATATCAATCAATAGATTAGATTTTGATTTAAGAGACGACGCCAATGTTGATATACAACCAACCGCAGTTTTCATGGGGTCAATGTTTTCTTCACCTAATAAATTCAGAATAAGGAGAGGATGTAAACCCAAAGATAATATGGGTAATTTGTGCGGGCTTACTTCTGGACCTGGTCAAATATTAGCGATAAGACAAACAATACAACAAGATGAAGATGGCAATCCTGTATTAGAGGTTCATGAGTTAGAACAAGCGGGTAATGTAATTGATGGAGATGGAACATGGTTAACAGAATTACCGATGAATTTGGACTATGTTGTAACAAATGAATTTGGAGAACGAGTTTTGTCTAACGATTCTACTATCGGAATACCAACTAAAAGTAAGTACAGGTTTAAAATAAAATGGTCACAAGCGAACGATTTGACCATGCAAACTAGAAGGCCAAGTTATTTGGTACCCAATGTTAAAGAATATGGTTGGAGAAATCCTGGTACAGACCCAACTAACGACGGTAGCCGTACGGAAAAAAATATTCAAGAAAGCTCATATTATTTTGGTTTGGCTTGGAGTGGATATACAAATGGGTTTACAGGATCAGAACAGATAGATAGGTTAAATGAAATAATTGACTGCGAAGACACTTTTTATGAATTTCAATTCAATAGAGTTTATACAGTATCATCATTAATTGATCAATACAAAAAAGGGAGAGGAAGAGGTAGATTTATTGGGATAAAAGAAATTGATGATGACAGTTGTGATAGTACAATAAACAAATTTCCAGTAAATGATGGGTTCAAAAACTTTGATTTGTTATACTTTTTATTTTCTATAATATTCACAGTGATTCAGTTTGTTGGGGTAGTATTATTGATAGTTGCTCACTTACTTTTGTTTCTTTACACAATTACAATTCAAGCACTTTGTGAAGTGTGTAGAGTAGAAATTCTTGGGAAAAGGCCATTTCAATTTATTTGTAATAATTTGAGACTGAAATGTGAAACTAAAGATTTTACTATAAGACTTCCGATGATTACTTATCCTGTATGTCAATCTTGTGAGTGTAATGAAGGTCAATTAGATTCCAAGGCATTACTCGGTGGAACTAATGGAGTTTTATCTTATGTTTCATTTCCACCAAATTATATTGAAGGATTAGAGTCTATTTTTGGAGCTGATGGCACTCCATCTGATGATGTACAAGTAAAATCCGAGATTTTTGCCCAGGCAATTGCTGGAAATAATGATGATGTTGTAGATTTGAATGTTTTCAAAACACCAAAATCGTCGGTAGTTAAATTTTTATCAGACGAATCTGATGAAAGAAAACATTTTGCTTTTTCTGAAAGTTTAACTATTGGAGAACGTATAAACATATTTAATACGAGACCTTCGTATTTCGATAACCTTAATAAAATAAAAGTTACTTTTGCAAAAGACTCAAACTTTGGGAAATTTCACTTTGACAATACAATAACGGTATTATCTAATCAGTTTTATGAATCGGGTCAATTATTAACATCTGTAAATCCTGCAACAACAACAGATAAAAACTTTTTATATACTGCCCAAACTGAAAATAATATTGTTAATGGAATTACTGGAACAACAATTCAACAAGCAACTTCAATTAATGTTAGTTATGCGGTTACTCAAACGACTGACCAAACTGTTTTATATACATTACCTACAGGTAGTACTATAACAAGACAAGTTTATCCGCAAGACAGAGAATATTATCAAGTGGTTACTGCTATTACAGTTGCAGATGCTA